AATCATATTGACTTGGCAGCATACAATACTCTTGTTGGTGCAGCGCCTGGCGAATACATGAGTGCTTACTATCCACATCGTTGGGTTAGCGAAGCAGCGAACCAAGTAGATGGTTCTGGTACATTCGGCCGTAAGGCACAACGTGCAGTGGTCATTCAGGGTCTACAAGCAGTAGTCAACAGTAACCAAACTGTACGTGACAGCGACAGTCGTGTGTTTAACTTGATTGCTTGCCCTGGCTATCCAGAATTGATCGGTGAATTGATCACATTGAACTACGATCGCGGTTTAACTGCTTTTGTAGTGGCTGATACTCCAGCACGTTTAAACAGCAGTGCTACTAGTTTATTAGCATGGGGCAATAATGATGGCGGCGCAGCCCAAGACGACGATCTAGGTGCAGTAAGTTTCGATGAGTATGCAGCAATGTACTATCCATGGGGCTTCAGCAGCGACAACTTCGGCAATAACATTGTTGTACCACCGAGCCATATGATGTTGAGAACTATCAGTTTGAACGATCAAGTGGCATATCCTTGGTTTGCACCAGCAGGTACACGTCGAGGCGGAATTACCAATGCAACATCAGTGGGTTATATCACTAGTGAAGGCGAATTCGAAACAGTGGCATTGAATGAAGGTCAACGTGATACGTTAGCCAGCATCAAAGTTAATCCTTTGACATTCTTGTCAGGTGCAGGATTAGTAGCATTTGGTCAGTATACTCGTGCTAGAAATGCCAGCGCATTAGACAGAGTCAACGTAGCACGTTTGATTGTATATCTACGTAGACAGTTGAACCTATTGGCTAAGCCGTATCTATTTGAACCAAATGACAAGGCTACTAGAGCAGAAATTAAAAATGCCTGCGAAAGTTTGATGTTGGAACTGGTAGGACAACGTGCGTTATATGACTTCTTGGTTGTGTGTGACGAAAGTAACAATACTCCAGCAAGAATTGATCGCAACGAATTGTATGTAGACATTGCTATTGAACCAGTCAAAGCAGTAGAATTTATCTATATTCCACTGCGTATCAAGAATACTGGCGAAATATCAGGTTTATAAAATAGATAAATAATACGACGGAGATAACATATGTCAGTATCAACACTTTCAAGATTTTCAGTACCATTAGGCGGCGCCAATACCAATGCAACTATGTTGCATCCAAAGTTAAAATATAGATTCCGAGTGAATTTTGAAAACTTTGGTACTGGTCCAGGTGGCGACGCCTTTGAACTTACAAAGCAAGTGGTCAGTTTTGCTCGACCAACAATACAGTTTGAAGCAATCGAACTACCAACATATAACTCAAGAATCTATGTTGCAGGTCGACATGCATGGCAAACTGTTCAATGCACATTGCGAGATGATTCTACCGGTGTCGTGAGTAAAAAGATTGGTAGTCAAGTTCAGAAACAGTTTGACTTTTTTGAAATGTCAAGTGCTGCGTCTGGTGTAGATTATAAGTTTACTACCAGTTTTGAAATGCTTGACGGTGGTAACGGTGGTAACGAAGCAATTGTTCTTGAAAGATGGGAATTGTATGGTTGCTACATTGAAAACGTTAATTATCAAGAAATGAACTACGGTACTAACGAAGCAATGACTATTCAGATGACACTGAAATTCGACAATGCTGTACAAACGGGCGCAGCCAGTTCAGGTATTGGTGTTCAGGGAATTTATGCAAGAACCAATGGTGCTATTGCTACAGGTGGTGGCTCTGCTGCGTAATATTACCAGTAACAAAAAAGGCCGATTTTATCGGCCTTTTTTTACGACATAAATAATATTATGGCAAATAAAGTAAATGGATTTTTCACCAATACCACGTCGACTAATCTTCGTGATGCACAACATGCAGCAAGAACTTTTTCTGACGATACCTTTCGACTGGCGCCAAAACACAAACATCTCTTTCATGTCAATCTTCAAATAAATCCATTGGCATATGCGCTGCCGTCAATGTTGTTGCAAAATCCTAACGAAATTAATCTGTTAGTAAAAAATGCAACACTACCTGGATTTAATATTAATGTTGAAACTGTTAACCAGTATAACAGAATAAAACAAGTACAGACAAAACAAACGTTTCAACCAGTTACGTTGAAATTTCATGATGACAATTACGGCACTATGCATAGACTGTGGCAAAATTATTATTCCTATTACTATGCAACACCGTCTACATCTTTTGCCATCGGTAGTTATGCAAGAAATGCTATGAAAAATGGCATATCCAATAACTACAAATACGGACTAGACAACGGCAGTACTAAACCGTTTTTTAAAAATATTGTGTTGTATCAAATGGCTAAACAACAATATGTAAGTTATACCATGGTTAACCCTATCATTAAATCGTGGCAGTTTGACACTGTGGATTATGGTTCAGGACAACCTCAAGAGATCACAATGACTTTAGAATATGAAGGATTGTATTTTGGTAACGGCAGAGTAACAGAGGGTGATCCATTAGGTTTTGCTATACAACACTATGACAAAACCCCCAGTCCGACTAAACTTGGCACAGTCAATAATGTCGATGCAGGAGGCGTAACACCGTTTGAAGATGTTGGTGCCAAGAGATTTTTTCAACCTGACACAGAAGCCTATGCAAATGCAGTAAAAACGATTAACAGTTATCAAAATGCCAAAACCACTACACAACGTGGACTTAATGCAGAAGGGCAACGTATTATAAATCGCACATTGACCAATACTATCGGAAATGCCAGCGTAGATACTGAACTACAACGTAGTGGAGGATTGAATAAAATTGTAATACCTCAACCTGCTGCTACCATACCCAGTACCAAAGCAACCCCAAGGAATTTAGCATGAGTAGTTTACCAGGATCGACTACGGTAGTCAATGACAGTAGTGCTGCTGTAAAAACTTTTTTTGACAATTATTTTTTATCACAAATATCTTTTGCTGCAAGCGAAATAGATGCAGTAGTTGGATTTTTTACAAAACGTGGATTTGAAATCGATGCTGCAAGATCCACTGCTATCAGTATTTTAACACAGGCTAAATTTGAAAATGTTAAACCTTTTACTGTTATAGACACTCTAAAAGGGTTAACAGATGTACAACTCAGCAGAGTAGTTGCTGAGGTGTTGAATAACAATAGACAGGCGACCAGCGCATTAGGGTACAGTCTACCGTTTACACAACAAAATTTCGAAGCAAGAAATATAAGGCCATGAGTAGATTTGCTCGAGGTAAATTTGTTCCAACACGACCAGCCAAATATGTTGGTAACAAAAGTCCCACATATCGCAGTTCGTGGGAATGGGCATTTATGAGATTTTGTGACAACAACGACAACATCTTAAAATGGGCCAGCGAAGCCATACAAATTCCTTATAGAGATCCACTAACTAATCGCAACACTGTGTACGTCCCTGATTTTTTCATTCAATACATTGACAAGGATGGTCGAATGCTAACCGAGTTGATAGAAGTTAAACCAGCCAATCAAACACTGTTAGAAAAAGTTGGTCGTAATAAGAATAATCAAATGCAGTACGTGAAAAATCAAGCCAAGTGGCAGGCTGCACAAGCATGGTGTAAAAGTCAAGGTATAAAGTTTCGTGTGCTGAACGAAACAGACTTATTCGCCAATAGCACTAGAAAACGATAAGTAAAAGTATGAAAAAACTTGAAGAAATTCTTAATCTCCCAGAAAATAAAAAAGAAGTTAAGAAAACACAAAAAGAAAATCTGCCAGTAGAATCTACCGCTATGTTGCGAGATATCAGCGAATTTGATAAGATATCAGCAGCATTGCCAGTGGTTAAAGGTCTAGGTGATATCGGTGACAAGGAATTGGATGATTTGGCGCAACGTGCTACTGATGCCTATGATGATCTGATGGATTTAGGTATGAATGTAGAAGCACGATACAGTGGTCGTATTTTTGAAGTTGCTGGTACTATGTTGAAAAATGCAATTGATGCCAAGTCTGCAAAATTAGATAAAAAACTAAAAATGATAGAACTGCAACTTAAGAAGCAACAACTTGATCAAAAAGCAGGGCAAGAAGACAATACTATTCAGGGGCAAGGCGTGATTATTACAGATCGCAATAGTCTTATTGAAAAACTAAAGAGTATGAAATAAATATAGTACTAGGAATTTACCATGAAATCTTTTCAAGAACATCTTACAGAAAGTAAAAAGACTTATCCCTTTACTGTAAAACTATGCGGGGCACTGCCCGAGTCTGCTGACAAACAGATGAAAAGTGCTATGAACAAATATGTTGTGAATAAACTGTCAAAAGGTAAAACAACACCAATTCAATCTAATCCATTGGATTTTCCAGGACAACAAAATTCTGAAGTGCATGTATTTGAAGTTGACTTGGCATATCCCACAACCAGTGCTGTGTTAACAGAATTGCTGGCTGATAAATTATCAGTCAGTGCATCAAGAATACGAGTGAGAACTCCAGGTGAAATGGCTGAAATTGCACTGAACTTGCAATACAACGAACCCACTAACGAAAGTATGTTAGACAAAGACTACGAAGTCGACACTAGCGGTCAAGAGTTAGTTGGACAAAAACGTGTGGTTAATTTCTTAAAAGAACTTGGCAAAAATCCAGCCGAATACACACAGGTCAAAGATGCTAACGAACAACTGTTGGCAAAAACAGCACCTAAAGAAACAGCAAAAAACATGGACGAACTAAAATCTAGTGCAAGTCCTT